ACTATCAACGCATGGTTGACGGCGCTCTCATTTCGCGAATCAAAACAACCAACAAGAAAGTTGCCGCCGTTCTCGCTAACCGTGCCGTAAACCTTGGCTTCACTCGTGTCGGCGGATCCGCACCAATCAAAACCGCAGCATGAGCACCCGCACAAATATCCGAAACGCAACTGGCGCCGCGCTAACCGGCGCTCTTGTCGTGCCGACGGCAAACATCCTCCGTGGGCGCAACAACACGATCGCCAGCATCAGCTTTCCGGCAGCTGCCGTTTACGCGGTCAGCGAGCAGATCGAGGTCCGCACACTCGGGCCGAGCAACCGCACGCAATACCGGCAGCTCCAGCTCATTGTGGACTACTTTGTCGCCGAGAGCGGGACGTATTTGATCGACGACCTTTTCGACACCGGGAGCGCAGCGGTCGAGGCGGCCGTGCTCGCCGACGTGACGCTGGGTGGTCAGTGTCAAGATCTGCATTTGACGGGAGTCGAATATACGATTGAGCCAGATGAAGACCGGCGCTTCGGATCGGCTCGTCACACCTTTAACTGCATCTACTTTTCAACCGACTAACCTAATTTTATGGCAACCAAACTCGGCCGCGAAGGCCTTATCAAACTGTCCAGCACGACGATTGGTGAACTGCGCAACTATGCTCTGACCCATACGTCCGACACCGTCGAAGACTCCGTCATCGGCGACACCTACCGCACCAGGCTCGCATCCATGAAATCGTTCTCCGTGAGCGGAGATCTCTATTGGGACGAGACCGACGCCGGCCAACTCCTGATCACCATCGGAAGCTCGGTCACGTTGAACCTTTATCCAGAGGGCTCGACGACCGGCGATGTTTATTATTCCGGCGCCGCCATCGTCACCCAGTTCAACGTCAGCGCCAGCTTCGACGGGATCATCGAGGGCTCAATCGCCTTCGAGGGTAACGGGACCCTGAGCACGTTGACGGCTTAATCTTGCAGCAAAAACACACACACATGGACGCAATCGACCTCGTCAGAGAACACTTCGCTTCACTCGGCACGCGCAAAATCGACGTGCCAGAGTGGAAGCTCGTGGTGCACGCATCGCCGGTCACGCTCTCGGAAAAAAACCGGCTCTATCGTCGCAGCAAAGAAAACGACATGGAGCTACTGGTGGACATCCTGATCATGAAGGCGACCGACGAGCACGGCGTGAAGCTGTTTACGATCGAGCACAAGCCGACCCTCTTAAACAAGGCGGACAGCAACGTCGTCGGCCGCATCGCAAACGCTATTCTTGCAGACGATGCGCCGAAGGTGGACGACCTAAAAAACTGATCTACGGCGGGGAGGCGGCCGACTTCCTGACCGTGTACGCTCTGGCAGACAGACTGCATAAATGCGCCCATGAAATTCTTGCCATGCCGGCGCAGGAATTGACCGGCTGGATTGCTTACATCGAATACCAAAACAGAAAACTAAAACAACATGGCTGAAGCATCATTCACACTCCGGGCGGTCGATGCGACGAAGGCCGCGTTTGCTAGCGTGCAGAACTCGCTCGGTAAGCTGGAGAAATCAACGCAGTCGATTTCCAAGATCACCAAGCTGGCGTTCGGTGGCGAGGCCGTGATGGGCGCGCTGAACATGATGAAGCAGCGCCTGGACAAGGTCGCGACCGCTGGCGAAGAAGTAGGATTCAGTGACGAGCAAATCGTGGCCGCGATGGAGATGCAGAATCTCGTCGAGAATACTTTAAACCTTTTCATGAAGCTGCCACTCGCTCTGGCGCAAGTTGGCATCAGTATAGGAAACGCTTTTACCCCACTTACAAAAGATGAAATCAAGAAAAAGCTCGACGACCTGAAATTGGTAAGATTTGAGAAAGAGATTGATGCATCCCGCGCAACGCTGTCCGAATTAAAAAAAGACTTTGACCAGATAGGAATGTCGCAGGAGCAACTGACTGCGGCAAAAAAGAATCTTGCCGAAACGCTCGGTGCAGAACTGGAATCAATGCGCGGAAAAGGCGATCCAGTTGCTACCGCGAAAAAAGAAATTGAGCTCCAAAAGATTTTAAATGACCTGAGAAAAGACGAAGTATCAGAGACAGATAAACTCAAGAAACTAACCGATCAACTGGGGGTTGTTCAAAGCCAAACATCTGTTGCGACCATTGCGCAGTTGCGCGCAAACCTTCAAGCGGACAAAATGCGCGTGAGTGATTTACTGGGAGCGCGCGAGGATTTTGGTTTGAGACGAGACATTCCAGAGGAAAATGTGCAGATCCAAATCAAGACAAGGGAACAGTTGCTTGAGCTTCTTCCAAAAATTCAAGCTCGTGAGGAAAAAATTAACGCTCTGATGAAGGAGCAAAACGTGCTCTTCGACGATGCCGGACAAATTCTCGCCACCGGATTCGAGGATGCGATTTTATCTGGTCAAAAACTTAGCGACGTGCTACGTGCAATCGGTCAAGACCTGGTGAGGCTTGTCTTTAACAACATGATAACGCAGCCGCTCGCGAAGGGAATCGGGACCTTTCTTTCTGGCATGCGCGCCGAGGGCGGACCCGTGAACGCAGGCGGCGCTTACATGGTCGGCGAAAAAGGACCGGAGCTTTTCGTGCCGCACGCATCGGGCAGCATCGTGCCAAATAACAAGATGAGCGGAGGCGGATCCTCCGGCGCTGGCGTTACCGTCAACTACAACATCGCCTCCGGCGTCTCGCGCGCCGAACTTGCTCCGCTCTTAGAACAAGAACGGCGCCGGCTTAAGGCCGAGATCCCCGATATGGTTCGCCGCGGCGGTGGATATCGCGCAGCCTTCGCCTAATCGTCATGGCTATTTCATATCCACTCACTCCGCCGAGTCCGTTTAACCTCTCGCAACTTTCGTTTACGGGCGTCTCGGCGACCTCGCGCAACACGTCGCCCTTCACGTTGCAGACCCAGCAATACAACTGGCCGGGTCAAGCGTGGCTCGGATCGGTCGATTGCCCGCCGATGAAGCGCGCGGACGCCGAGGAGATCGTTTCCTTCCTGCTTAAGGCGCAACGCGGTACGTTTTACTTCCAGGATTACGCCAACCCGACCAACCGAGGCGGCGTCACCGGCACGCTGACCGTTTCCAGCGCCACGGCAAACGGAACTACGCTAGGCATCAGTGGCGCGAGCGGGCAATTCGCCGTCGGCGACTGGCTGCAAATCTCGACCTCACTTTACAAGGTCGTCCAATCCAACTCGTCGTCGAGCGTGGACGTTTTCCCGGCGCTGCGCAAAAGCTACGCCGGCGGCACATCAATCACCTACACCAACGCCAAGGGCGTCTTCCGCCTGGCATCGCCGAGCACCGAGTGGTCAATCGGTGAGGCGAGCATCTACGGCGTCGGCTTTGCCATCATCGAGGACGTTGAGACATGAGCATCACCACCGCCGGCCGGTCACTCTCGGCCAACATGGTCACAGAGGTCAGCGCGTCTCAGCTCTCGCCGATCTTGCTTGCTTCGTTTTCGTTCTCGACGCCGGTCAGGCTTTGGAGCGGCTACGGTACGATCACGGTCGGCAGCGTGACCTACCTCGGAAGCGGATCCCTGGGGACAATTTCGCCGGTCGAAGAAACCACGGATCTGGCGGCGCGCGGGATTAACTTTCAACTCTCGGGTGTGCCGACTGCTCTTGTCGCAGTTGCATTGAGTGAGAATTACCAGGGCAAAGAGTGCTCGGTGCTGTTTGGCGCGCTGGATCCAACCGGTGCGCTGGTCTCATCCCCGGTCACGATCTTCGCCGGACGGATGGATGTGATGTCGATCAACGACGACGGGCAGAACGCTACGATCATCATGAGCGCGGAGAACAAGCTCGTGGACTTTCGCCGGCCACGCGAAGTGCGCTACACGCACGAGGAACAGCAAAACCTTTACCCTGGCGACCTCGGCTTGGAATTCGTGACGGCGATCCAGGAGAAACAAATTTATTGGGGCAACGCAAAGCTAGCTGCACCGGTCAACGAAGGCGGCGGAGAGACCGAGGTCACCTCTTACATGTGATGCCAGCACGACGTGACAACTGGCCAAACCTACTGGCGCAATTTATCGAAGCCCGACGCGATCAACCCTTCGCTTGGGGCTCGAATGACTGCTGTATTTTGGCAGCCGATTGGGTCGAGATCTGCACGGGCGAGGACTACGCGAAGGCCTGGCGTGGTCGATACTCGTCAGTCATCGGAGCGGTGCGATTCTTGGACCAGGCCGGCGGACTCGAGGCTCTGGTCGATGCGCTCGGTCTCAATCGCGTGGCACCAC